AAAGTGGTACCCCCCCCAAACAAACGTATGACGCTTAATTTTAGCCTCATACCTTCTTTAACCCTGTTTTCCAAAGTATTCTTTTGGAATCCTAAAGATCTCTATTACCCCAATCCAGATCTTTCTGATTCTCATAATCGTATTTTGTCCTTGAAACATCAACTTCTTTTGAATGTTGATGTTGTTCCGTTTTCTCCCCAATCGCTGCTTTCATTCAAATCTTTTTTTGATTTGGAAGCGGCCATGCGCACTAAACTCACCGAAACAGCTATTTCCAAAATTGAAGGCCTCATGGCTCTTTACATGGCTCTAGCTGATGTTAAATCTGCTTCCGGTTTTGCCGCTGTACTCATACTATATGCAAAAACCATCAATCAAACAGCTCTTTCCTCCCAGTTAAAGAATATTACTACTAAGCTTTTCGATTCTTATAAACCTCAATCCACCTCTTCTTCCCGTCCTCAATGGTTAGATCAGATGGTTTCAGGTCTTACGAATTGGAAACTTCTAGTTAATTCCCCGTCCTTTACTCAAATTTCTAGAGTCATTTCACTCCTCATAACCCTTGGAGTGGTTGAATCTTGTTCCGTTAATTTGGGTAATTTTGAAATCTTTGCAGTTCAAGCGCAAGCTAAACACTGTAATGCTATTGATCTAGTCGACGCTCTCGTTGAAACGGTTACCTACTTCGCTGAAGGTGCCTATCAATGTTTTGAGCAAGGCTCTATGAAACCCTTGTTGTTCTCTTCCCCAAAAATCCTAATTCTTGAAGAAAAATGCATTCAAAAACAAACCGAATTCGAGTTTGTTAAGAATGGCAATCTCCAAAAATTTTGTGATAAATCCGAAGCTTGCTTCGATAAGGAACTCACAGAACTTGTCGATGACCTCCATGAATTTTACAAAATCATGCCCCATGGCGCTGAAAAGAAAATTATTCAGTGCAAATGGGAACAATTGTCCAAGATGAATGCTGAATTTATCGCTCTGCGCGTTGCAGGCGGTTTACGAAAGTCTCCATTTTGCGTTAAAATTTTTGGAAATTCCGGCGTTGGCAAATCTACTTTTGCTGACCTTGTTATGGCCACTGTTCTCAAATCTGCCGGTGTACCTAGTACTTCCGATTATATTGTTACTCTGAACGAAAAAGAAAAATACATGTCCACGTATAAATCTTTCGTTACAGGTATCAAAATCGATGACTATGGTAATACCAAAGCAGATTTTTGGGAGTGCGCTCCATCTGACTGGATCATCAAACTTTGTAATAACATCCGAGAAGCAGCTGTCATGGCTGATATCGGTAGCAAAGGAAAGATTTCCATTGAACCCTCTTGTCTTACAATAACTACCAATGTTGAAAGTATGCACGCAGGTGTTACTTCCTACAATCCTATGTCTATTCTTCGACGTGCCCATGTGCACGTTGAACTCAATGTTCGTCCAGAATTCAAAACCGATAATATGCTTGACTCTAAAAAAGTCATACAGAAATTCGGTAATCTTGACAACATTCATGATATTTGGTTGGTTACTGTAAAGAAACCTATTGGAGACGGTGAAGGCAAACAGAATTTTAGTAGTTGGGAAACTCTCAAATCTGATATGTCCATTCAAGATTTCCTCAATTATATTATTACTTCTTCTACTTCACACTATGAAGAACAAACTAAAATTGTCGAATCTTTCAAGGAACCTTCTAATCTCGTTGTTATCTGCCCGAATTGCCGTAAATTGCAATCTACTTGCTCCTGTGACTTAACCCCTCACTATGGAGAAAGATTAGCTAGCATGATTACCAAGAAAGCTAAGGAAGTTGACCTCAATTTCCAAAAGATTCGTTGTAACACTGAAACCAAAGTGGAAGACATTGCTGTCGACTCACTATTACTTGGTTTTAAGTGGTTTGAAGAATCTCCATATGCCCGTTGGACATCATGGATTCCCGAGTCTTTCATGGATAATGAATACGTTCGTTCCGCCATTTTATGTTCCGGAAGGGATATTATCGGTCAATCTGTCAAACAGTATGCTTTGAATTTTTTCGCTATTGCCACCTCTTGTGTAGGCATTGCGAATAGATTTCATTCCACACTGACTGTTCCCACGGCAATAGCATGCTCGCTTTACGGCGTTGTATGTTTTGCCGGTGTTGTTGAAGCTAAGAAAAATGCCTATTTAGATGAACTCGTTGCAAATCGAGCTATTCTCAATAAGACTTTTATTTCAGCTCGCGATAAACATGTTCACTATGCCTGCGGTGCTTTTGCCGGTTTAGCCTTACTTTACAGTGCTGCTAAATTGGTACAAGCTCTTAGGGCTTCCATGTCTATGCAAGGTTCTCTCAATCCCTCATCGATTGCAGAGATCCAAGAACGCGATCTTGAAGTTAGCCCTTGGAAATCCGAACCTTTTTCACCTACCAAAGTTTTCAAACACTTTGGCACTATGTCTGAAGCCGAAACTACGCTCAGCAAATCCATGTGTCAAATTCAAATAAAGAATTCTTTTTCTGGTGCTTTTATCCTGAAAACAAATCTTATTGCTATTCCTCACCACTTTTTACCCAAAGAAGTTAGTGAAGCTAAGCTTTTGTATGGAAAAAGACACATCCGTTTCATTTTGAATCCTGCTCTTACCCAAAGAGTAGGCAATATGGATATGGTTATTGTTTATGTTCCTAATACTGGCCCGTTGCGCGATAACACCAAACGTTTCATGTCCGAATACGTTTCACAACCTATGGTTGCCACCATGTATGGTATACATGCTGACGGCTCTCGTTTTGATTCTCGTATTATGTGGCAATTCGCTGGTGCAATCGACAATGGTTATTGTTATTCCAATGGATCTACTTATACCATGACTGGTATGAATACCTTTGAAGGCCAATGTATGTCTCCTATCCTCCATGAGGGTGACAGGAAATGTATTATTGGTTTTCATATTGGCGGAAAAGCCGGCACTCCTCGCGGATGTGGCCTGGCTGTTCTGGCTCCTGAAATCGAAATAGCTATCTCTAAACTGTTTTTATTGAGTAAATCCTTCATTGAAGGACCTCAATCTTGCGACATAGAAGATGTTATTGCTGGTAAGAATATTTTCGTTTCCAAAGAAATTCACAGGAAATGTCCGTCTCGTTTTATTGATAAGGATGGCGCCGTTGAAATATATGGTTCCGTTACCGGTCGTGCTACACACACTTCCGATGTTATCGCTACTCCTATATCTGACATCGTTACGGAAGTAACAGGCGTTCCCAATGTCTGGGGCCCTCCCAAGTTCAAACAACCGATTACCTTAGCCAATGGTGCTACAGATCCTCAGTTGTGGAAACCATGGGAAGCCTCGCTATCCGTTTGCTCTAAACCTTCGATTGGCTTCGACCCTCAAAAAGTTGATGATGCCACTGAAGATTATCTGAGTAGTTTGAAAATCAATTTCGATAAACAATCTGTACTTTGGAAGAAGGACATTCGTCCTCTCACTCAAGTAGAAGTTGTTTCCGGAACTGATGGAAAACGTTTCTTGGATGCTATGAAAACTAGTACTTCAATGGGATTTCCAATGCACGGTCCGAAAATCAATCATTTGATCGATCTTCCGCCTACAGACGAACATGCCTGTCCTCGTACATTTACTCCTGAAATATGGGAGTTAGTCGAGGAATTGAAAGAAAAAGCCGATAAAGGAACTTTCCTTAATCAAATCTTTGGAGCTAATCTTAAAGACGAAGCTACACTTTTAACCAAAGACAAGGTTAGAGTTTTTCAAGCAGCTCCTATTGCTTTACAAATTCTTATCCGTGAATACTTTCTTCCTATTGCCCGTTTCCTCTCCTTGAACCCTCTCGTTTCCGAATGTGCCGTTGGTATTAACAGCCAAGGCCCTGAATGGCATGAATTAGCTCAATTCATGGCCATGTTTGGTGATGATAGAATTATCGCTGGTGATTATTCAAAATATGATCTCCGAATGCCTGCCCAACTTACATTGGCAGCATTTGGAGTTATGATTGAAATAGCTCGCTGGTCTGGTAATTACACAGAAATTGATCTTGCTAGAATGAAAGTGATAGCCCATGACGTTTGTTGTCCATTAGTTGCTTACAATGGAACACTAATGCGTTTCATGGGAACCAATCCTTCTGGCCAAAACTTGACTGTGTACATTAACAGCATCGTTAATTCTTTGCTCCATCGTCTTGCTTTTCATGATGTTTACAATCTAGAAGCGTGCAAGAAGATTGGGAAAGATTTACGTCTTGGCCGTCCGGCAAGATTCCGCGATTTGGTCTCACTTAGTACTTACGGTGATGACGCAAAGGGATCTGTCCGTGATGGTTATGATGAATTTAATCATGTTTCTATGGCCAATTACTTAGCCAAGAATGATATGAAATTCACCATGCCAGACAAAACATCTGCTCCCGTGCCCTTCATGTCTCGTTTTAAAGCTGATTTTCTGAAGCGACAGGACTTGTACTCGGAAGACTTAGGTCATTATGTTGGTGCTTTGGACGAAAATAGTATTTTCAAATCCTTACATTCCATCATAAAATCCAAAGTCGTAACTCCTACAGAAGTTTCCGCGATGAATATCGGAGGAGCAATGCGTGAATGGTTTTTCCACGGTCGTGAAATATTCGACAAACGCTTGATTCAAATGAAACTCGTTGCAGAAAAGGCAAACTTGCCTATTCCGGAATTGGAAGTTACATACGATCAACGTGTGGAGGCTTGGCGAGAGAAATATCTCCCACCAGAACCAGAAGTCCCTCCGGACTCCTAGTTCTGCTTGCTCTACGTGCGGCGCACGTTAAAACGTCCCGGTGGTGTCTGTGAGCATCATCGTTACTCTTAGGAGAAACAATTATCACAACATGTTAGTGCGGCGCACTTCAAACGTCCCGGGGACATTCGTGAATGTCATCGTAACTCCATGGAGAAATCAAAATCACGATAGAAGTACTGATTACGGCAGCCTACAAAGGCTTGAAGTTTACCATGTACCTGACGCTTGCTTCTATTTGGACTTACAACTCTTCAGTTGTGCGGCAACCACCGCAGAAAAACTTAGACAGGGTCCTACCATGATGTTGGTAGGATGCCCGTGTACATAAATTACATTACTTTTTCATATTATTCATATTTTCAAAGTGTGATAGACACTACAATCTATTTTTTTAAGTGTTTAGTAGGCACTATAACCTACTTCCTTCATAATACCACCAAAGAGATCTTCACACCGCAATCAGGTGCTCTTGGTACTTCTCAGAAGCCCGGTACTACAAATCTTACTCAAGAAATTACTGCTTTTTCAGACCAGTCAGCTGGTTGGACGACTACGATCGGTTCAGGAAGTGACCCCACTATGGATTTAGCTGCTACAGTTGATTCCGATTTGGGTAACTTTTTGGGCCGACCAGTCCGCATAGCTGAATATAACTGGGGTGTTGGCAGTGGATTTTTCGAAAGATTTAATCCCTGGCAAGACTTTTTGAACGATGAGAGAGTGAAGGAAAAGACTGCACATTTCGAACTTTACCGTTCCAAACTCCACGTAAAAATGGTTGTTTCCGGAACGGGATTTCATTACGGTAGGGCACTCGTGTCTTACAATCCTTTGTATGGACGTGATGATGTCACCACTCAACGTTCTTTCTTGCAATCTGATCTGGTAGCTGCGTCCCAGAAACCACATTTTTTCATTAATCCCACAACGAATGCTGGAGGTCAATTGGATTTACCCTTTTTCTACCCTGATAACTACTTGTCTTTGACTCGTGGTACAGATGCTCAAGAAATGGGTGAAGTCACAATTAAATCCTTCGATTCTTTGCGACATGCTAATGGAGGAACAGGCAATGTAACTGTTACAGTTTACGCCTGGGCCTCAGATGTGGTTCTTGCGATGCCTACTTCCATTAATCTTCTTTCCACGAATTTTACACCGCAATCCGGTAAAATGAATTCAGGAGATGAATATGGAAAAGGGATCATTTCCAAACCAGCCACCGCTATTGCGAGGGCAGCAGGACAATTAACCTCAGTGCCTGCAATTGCACCTTATGCTAGAGCTACTCAAATGACAGCTATGGCTATAGGTGAAGTTGCCACTCACTGGGGCTACTCGCGCCCTGCAATCGTTTCTGACATTGTCAAGTTCAAGCCTAATCCTACGGGAAATATGGCTAATACTGACGCGCCTGAAGCGCTTTCTCGTCTTACTCTAGACTCTAAACAAGAGCTCACCATTGATTCAAGAACTGTTGGATTGGATGGTGAAGACCAGATGGATGTGGCTCGTTTTTGTCAACGTGAATCTTATTTAGATACGTTTACAATGGACGAAACACAATCACCCGATGCTCTCCTATGGAATGCTAAAGTCACTCCTGTCCTCTTTCGGTCAGAAGGGACTGCTAATCCCATTATTGAATTACATCCCACTCCTATGTGTATGATGTCTGTTCCTTTTGAGAAATGGCAAGGTTCGATTAAATATCGTTTCCAAATTGTCAAATCCAACTTTCACAAGGGCAGATTACTCGTAAGATGGGATCCTCGAAGTCACGGATCCACTGTCGAATACAACACTACATATTCACGTGTTGTCGATCTTGGAGAAGAAGACGATTTCGAAATTTGTATCGGCTGGGGACAGAAAGAACCATTTCTAGATTTAGACGAAATGGGTTCATTAACTTCTGGTCCATCATACTCTTCTGCTGGCCGTTTTGCGTCGGATAACAGAGCGCAATTYAATGGTGTTCTGGAAGTAGCTGTACTCAACTCGCTTGTTTCGCCAGCTATTAGTTCACCCATTAGTATTAACGTGTTCGTTTCCGCTTGTGATGATATCAAATTCGGTCAACCAGCAGCAAATAAACTAACGAAATTTTCATTGTTTCGCGAARTTTTAGGTAAATCAACTTTTACTCCTCAATCTGGAGAAATATCTGATGGTTTRGCCATAGCTGGAACTAGCGAAGGAGCTACTGACGTACCTGTTGGTGCAGATTCCATCGCGCCCATTGCCAAGACAACCGAGGTTGCCGATCAGACTATGAATGTCTTTTTCGGTGAATCTGTTTCATCATTACGCCAATTGTTTAGGCGATATATCAAACACCGGWCGTATGTAACATTACCTACAAACGTTCCCGGGGATATCTCCCAAACTGTTATCGAWGATCCAGGCCTTGGATTGTGGCCTGGCTGGGATCCAAATGGCATAGATGTAGTCAGTTYAAAATCATGCAACATCTCTGTTCCAACTTTCGTTCAATTCTTTATGCCTTGTTACGCAGGTTGGAGAGGATCCACTCGGACGAAGTACGCCTTTGGCGGAAAGCCCGGTAATAATCCGATAGTAACTCGAGGGTCTAATATACCATTCAAGCAAACTATCATCATCAATGAGTCCAGTGAGGCGGAACTCGAAAAAAGCCTTACATTCCTTCAAGGATCACGCTCTAGTGCGGGATCTGCGACCACTAATATCGGAGTTAACGATACGATAGAAGTGGAATTTCCATACTACCAACGCTCTCGCTTCACCACAGCTCGTTTGCCTAGTGCAAACTTCTGTAATGGAGCCAAGGGTGGTCGTATTGAAATGCTTACGAATGCCGAATCCGATATCGGTGCAGTCATTCATGCATGGAAATCTGTCGGAGAAGATTTTACACTTTTCTTCTTCACAGGTTGTCCTATTCTTTATGCAAATCGAATCGTTCCTTAATTGGAACTTTTGTTTGTTTATTCGTTATTCCTGCGGCGGAATTAAAAAACGCTTGCGCTTCCTGAGACGGAAGATATAAGTCTCAACCCTTCCTGTGGCGGAAGTAAAAAGCTACAAAATTCCCAGGGAGGAATTAAAATACCCATTCAGTCTACAGTGTGCCCTGTAGAGCCCCTTTCCGTTAAAAGATCGGGGTTGCTAGGAGTTAATTCTCTGCAAGTTTAGTTACGAAATCATATTTTTTCGTCTTGCAGGGATTGTCTCCCTGCTCGACTTAGTTTTATTATGGTTACAAGTTACTACAATTGCACTAGCAGTATGTATTATCCGATATCTAATCGGTTAACACACTAATGTTGGTCACTCATGCAAAAAAAAAAAAAAAAAAAA